TTAGCCACCCGAAGCGATGTGCGCTGCCATGACCTTCAAGCAGTCCGACTGGCCGCGATCAGTTAAAACCATGAACGGCCGAGGCGCGGTACCAGGATGATTTACCTTCTTGGCGAAGCGGCCGCCGAAGTAAAGCGCCTTTTTATTTTTGGCTTTGATGACATGTGGTTTTGAGCCATTGTTCATCGCTGGCGCGTATGGAACATTAGTGCCGACACCGCCGACATTGTTAGAGCTAAACGGCGTTATTGATCTAGCCAAGTGGCCCTTGGCCTGCAGAATTTTTCCTGATGTCCCGCGCGCCGCTCTGGTGGCCAACGTCGATGCAGTCAGGGCTTTCCATTTAGTCGGGCGGCCTTCGGCGCGAAAGTTGTTCTCTACTTCGCCGAGCATCACCATCGATATACCGGCCATAGCGGGCGCTGTGTTCGTAGCATGCGCCGCCATCAACTGGAGCTTGCGCTGAACTGCATCATCGACAATTCTGATGCCAATCAAATTATTACTGATCATGTTTTTTCGCCCGGTCGCGCAACGCCGCTGGTGCGGCCTGAAGTTTGTCTCGATAAAACTTGTCTAACCGTTCAGCACCAGCGCCGGGATTGTAATCAAAGCCCATATCCGGTGTAGCTACTTTTCCGGTCAGCGGATTCTTATATCCGGTGACCGCAACATCGGCGATCGTGCCGTCTGCTTTCTTGACCGAGTGCCGCACAGTTTCCATGCGGCCCTCGCCACTAGACGTTTGAAAATCACCGCGATCTTTTGCGATATCCGTGCGAGGTATAACGCGACAGCGGCAGCGATAACCATTCGGTGGATACCATGTCGCCCAGAATGGATCGTCATATCGAAAAACAAGGCCGTTCAATGCCGCGTGCTGTGGCCGTGTTCGGTTATCCATCGTTGCGGAGTACTCCCACCAGGGCGCATATTGCGTCGCGGCCATCATTCCTTTGTAGCGGCCGGCCATGTAGGCGCTCTGCATGTTGGTTTCGTAGATTGTTTCGAGCCGCCATGGCGTGCCATAAGTTACGGTGCGAATTTCTCCGGTCGACTTATCGGTCTGTTCGCGCTTTCCCCACCATCCTTTTGCCATCAAAATCGGCCGCATTTTGTCCAGAAACAGTGGAAACGAGCCGCCTTCTTTCAAGTCGTCGCCGATCGCCTTATAGATATCGGTCAATACGTCGAGCTTAGTCACCTTCGCGACCGTGAATGAGTGCGTGTTTGCATGGCGCCAGACTTCCTGCCAGTCCCACGATATTTTCAAGCCCTTGCGTTCAAAAAAAGCGATCGCATCCGCAGGCGGCATATTGAACACCGCCAGCAAATCGTCTTGCGCCAGTTTAGGATTGATCGGCGTCGGCATTCAAGCGTCCCCATGTGTCGAGAGCAAAAATTGCGCGTGCCAGCGACTGTTGCAAGTCGTCCATCGGGACATTTGGAAACAAGTCGACCAGTCGTTCCAGCGCTTCTGCATGATTTTTTGATTCGCGGACAGCTTTGATTACTGGCGTAAGAATCTTAACCATTAGCGGTTGCAATTGGTCTTCCGCTAACGTCGCTAGTAGCGCGTCTACTGCCGCTTGGTCTGCCGGTGTTTCCGGTTCGGCAAATTCAGCGGTCGAGCCATCGTTTGCGGCATTAACTACCGCGCTGATTGGCTTCGGCTGTTCGATCTCGGTATATTCACCGCCAAAGTCTTGCTGAATACTTTTTAATGTAGGACGGAAACCCATGTCGAATAACAACTTACGGGTCGTCGCCATTTTTTCGGTATCGGCCGGCTCTTCAATAATGCGCTGAACGCTAGGTATTGGCGCGCCCGGCATGTTGTATTCGACAATCCACTTCACCAGTTGTGCGTTATTTGTTTCGGACAAAAGGTCAGCGTCGGCTTTCACCAGCTCAAGACGAACATCGTTTTCGATGTTGATCGCAGACGCTAGCTGGCCACCCGAGCCAATGCCGCCCGACTTGCCCAATACAATCCCGGCAATTTGATCGTCCATGTATTTGCAAAGGCGCTCGTATGTATCGATACCAGAGCGAGCGGCTTCAAGCAAAGTTATTTCCATGCCCGCCGGAACCATGATCGCGCCTTCCTGCTGAAAAGCGCGAAGAGCTGTTTTTAAGGTGGATTTTTCAGCCGCCGTGGCACCGTTCGGATATTTGCCGACCGGGACCGGTGTCCCGAAGCGCTCAGCAAATGCCAGCCAAAATTGAATGCCCTGGCGTTTGAAAAAGACCGGCCAAAACAGCCTGGTGCCGAGGCCAAGTCCCCACGGGTTGTTGTACTTCTCACCGAAGCGATGAAGCATGAATTTCCGATGTGGTACTTTTTCGCCATCGTTGTAATTGCCTGGCGTCAGCAGGCGTACGCCGCAGCGGCCAAATCGGTATTCATCCTCGTCAGGATTTAGTTTGAACTGAAGTGTCCAAGGTTCGATATCAAGCGCGTCATCAACAACTATTTCATTGCCATCTTTTCGCCACATGATTTCATGCGCCGACAAACCTTTGTTCGTTGCATCAAGCATGTTTTTGGAAAGACGGTCAAAGCCCAATCCGCGCAATTGCGCATTGACCATGGCTGCGGCTTTTTTTGCGACGCGTGACGAGTCGCCTTCAGGCGGCGTCACTGTCCAGTTGCGTGAAGTCAACGCAAGCTTGCGCTTTTGTAGCGTTTCCCAAACCTTTGCATCGCGCTCCAGTTCGTCATAGATTTTTAACCCGTTGGCCGAGCCGCCGCCACGCGTCAATAACGTGTCATCCGATGGCAGTAAGCGATCAAAGTTTCCTAGAATAAGTTGCCGAGCGATGATCGATACTTCATTGAATACCGGCGTCAGGGTGCCGTCGCCTTCCGCTCCAACACTAGTGTCAATCAACGAGTTAGGTGCCGTTGTCATATCATCCTCATATAGTCTCTGTTGCCGCTGCCGATCACTTCATCGGTGATCGACTCGAATTCAATTAGCCCACCTGGGTTGTTACAAGCGAATACGGCAAGCGCGACGGATACCGCAGCATCACCGTGGCGTTGGCCACCATCAGCGCCGACCGTGTGGCCCGTGTCGGGTATCTTTGGCACGCCCTTGTCGACAACAATCGCGCGCATATCGGCGAGTACGTCAGCGTCCTTGGCGATCGTAATTTCATTGTCTTCAAATGCGGCCTTCATTCTTGGCATGTTTTCCTGGTACCACGGCCGGCTCAACATGACTTGATGAATCACTGAAGCGCCAAACTCTTGCATAGCAACTTCAGCCAGGTACTGACCATTGCCGCGTGCGTCCATTGCGCCGCCGGAAAAACGCGGGAGACGACGTACGACCCAGAACAAGAGCTGCTCCTGCTGTTTGAATGGGGCGTTGCGAAGTTCGATCATGAATGGCGCGCGCTTGTGCAATCGCTGACCTTCAATCAACGGCGTCAAAACAGACAGATCGCCAGTGCGTCCGAAATCGAAGCCGTAGAATGAGCGGCTGTGTTTCGGCAACGCGTCCATCAACGGCGCAAGATTTTCGTCTATCCAATCCTTAGTGAAGGACTCTCGTTCTTCCGCACCGCGTTGCTCAAAATGCTCTGGGCATTTAAACCGCAATACAGGAATAGACGCATCCATACGCGACTGAATCAACGAACTGGACAGATACGCGCCGCCCGATTTCGACGGGATAACATCCAGCTCTTCCGACGCATTGGCGCGATAAACCGCGTAGATGTCGTCACGCCATTTTTGTTGCCCCTCTGCGGTCCACTCCTTGCCCGTTTTTAAACAAACGCGTTCATACAGCCCATCGGCTAAAGCGTCACTAAAAGTAATGTGGTGATGGCTGTACGGCACTTTGCCAGCGGCTATGTCCAGGATCAATTCATTAAAGGGATTGTCGACACCGTTATGCGTCGAAATGACAGCGACACGCCCGCCCCAAATCAACAACGCAAACGCCGCTTTAAGCAGCTCGCCAAGCTCGCCGTGGAATGCGGCTTCATCAATCACGACCTTACCCTGCTTACCGCGCAGATTGGATGGACGAGATGACAGCGCGGTTATGCGATTACCTGAGGCAAATTTAATTGAGTATGTGAGTACGCTTTTTTGCTCGTCACCGTCCTTGTAAATCTCGGCGCCTTCTTCAATCGCGCTGGCTACTTCGCCAAAGTGGGCGGTCCATTGTGCGCAGTCGAGAATGAACTCAATGGCCATATCCTTGTTGTAGCCGATGTACCAAACGTCCATGCCAGTGGTACTAGCCGCAAGCAGTACATCGTCAGCCGCTTCGCACCAGGTGAGACCAACACGACGCGACTTGTCCGCCACTTTTACCTGTGATTGATCAGCAACCCACCGTTGCTGATAGCCGAGTAAAACGCCGGGGGTACGAATGCCAAATTTATAGTCACCATCTTCTGCTTGTTTGCGCAACGCAGCCGGCACCAGTTCGTTGAGGTCGCTCATTTGGCGCGCACTTTCTTGGCGACTGAAACAATCGTTTGCCAGATAGAGATACCCATGCCAAAGCCAATGCCGGTGATGATCGCGTTGAAAATTGTCATCACTAATCCGCTATGCCGAGAATCTTGCGTTTGATCTCCGCGACCATTTCATCAGATAACCCAGCCTGGCGCGCTGTAGCCGCGACTTCGGTCGCAGTGTCCTTGGCTTTATTCTTGACCTTGCTACGGAACTCTTTAATGTTGGTTGACGAGAAGCCCGAGTCGATCGCGATGCTGGCCAGTTTTGCGAATCCGATCTTTGGGTCTTCTTCCATATTCATCAGCATCGAGAACGTCTTTTCCTGAATGACGCGCAGCAAGGCGTCGCCCATCGCGTTCTCATCATCAGGCACGGCTTCACCGATCGCACGCGCTTGTTCGGTAGCGATCTTGATGGCGGCCATTTTCTTTTCAAACTGCGAACCGTATCGGTGCAGGCTCGACTTGCTGATGTCGAAACCTTTCTCCTTCAACTGCGCAGTCAGTAATTCGTATTCGGCAAAATTGCCGTCCAGGAGCGCTTTATCAAGCCATTCCTTGATGGCCTTTGGTAGGGCCACGACTTTAGACCGGCGTGCCATTAGAATTTCCCCAGCGCGTAGAACGCGGCAACCGTCAATGCCACACCCAGCAAGAAGCCGATTCCCATACCGCGCAGCATGTTGCAGATTTTGCAGTAAGTGGAAAGCGGCATAAGTACTGTGCAGGCAAATGCAAATGCGTTGTCCTTCGCCACGGACGGCGCGCGCTTGATCTTCAGGCAGATATCGTTAAGTCGTTGGCCCATGTCGATCACCAGTATTTTTCTGGCCGCGCAATGCCCGGATCACAGTCGATTGTGTACTCGACGAGGTCTACTCCATGCCGAGATAGCTTTGCGTGCCACTGCAGGCTCTTACGCCCGCTCAGCTCGACCAAGTTGCGCGCCTCCAGGTAGTCCAGCTCGCGACGCAGCTCTTGCTGCGTTACAGGAACCGAATCCTGCAACGCGCTGATGATGAGGGCTTCGCCCGCGCCGATCGGGCGTGAACATTGCAGGCACTGCAAAATCATCCAGCGGTGCGTCTCCCGGCGCGCCTTATCGAGGTCAAGCTTAATCATTTTTATTTCCCCTTAAATACGCATGGATGGTATTCGCAAGTCCGTCAAACTTAGCGTGCAATGTGGTCTCTGATCTGATCGCATCTTCTCGCTTGACATATTTATCAGGTAGCTCCGCTTTCATTTCGAGCAGGTTTCGCTCGGATTGTTTTTGGGTCGCTTCCAGTAGCAAGAAACGCGCGTCGCTCCGCGCATCAGATTCAGCGCGTGATTTTTCGATCTGCTCAAATCGATCGTTGCTCCGCGTATCAGATTCAGCACGCGACTTTTCGAGCAGATCAAATCTCAGCGACAGGCTGTTGTTGAACTGGCGCACCGTCAACATAATCACGCCCCAGAACGCGCTGACCAGCGTGAATACAAGCCCCAACAATTTCCAGATATCCAAATCAATCACCATTGAAGTGTTCATCATTTCTGCCCTTCGATAAACACCGTGTGGTTGAGCAGCGCATCTACTTGTTTTTCGAGTTTTCGGCAGTAGGCTCCGTACTCGTTGTGGTGGGTGAGGATGTCGGCAGCTTTGACTTCGCTGCGGCCAAAGGCATCGGGCGCGCATGACGGGTTGTCATCTCCGCCGACAGCGGTGCCGTCTTCTGCGAAGCCGTAGCCGATGGCCGTGTTGTAGTCGCACACCCAGCCATTAGTGACAATCCAACCAGGCACAGGAGTGAGTTCAGCTTTTGGCGCTGCACGGTAGAGAGTTGAAACATCATTCGCCCTTTCATTTAATTTTTTAGTCTGAACATCGATCACCCGATTCGCCGTGACCAACTGCTTCGACAGAGTCAGCACATTTGCGGCTTCGCTGTCCAGCTTGGCTTTCGCTTCTGCGTCGGCCTCACTCTGCGCCAGTAATCGCGCAGCGGCATCGCTGGCGTTCTGAAGCTTGTGCATGTTGTCAGCGCGTACAAAACCTTCGGCGTCGAACTTTGCCTCGTATCGGTTCAAGGCCCAATGCGCGGCCACCGCAATGACCGCCAGTACGCCGATCCACAGCGCCCATTTTTGAAACCGCGCGATCACTTGGTCACCTCGCTAGATTGACCGGGCAATTTCGTGCACAGGCCTTGCGTCGAAATGAAGCGCATGGCCAGATTGATGATCGGCAAACCGAACGCGGCGAGTTGATATTTGTCGTCCGGCAGCAGCCCGCGCAGTTTTTCCACGTTCGCCTCGGCCAGTAATAAAACCGTCACGATAAAGTTGAACCAAACGACTTTTGATTTCCACCATTTCTTCATCGCGCACCTCTCGATGCCGCTTTATGACGCTGGCGATTGCGATGTTTGACGGCGACACGCTTCATGTGCGCAACGGACACAGACGCACCGCGTGTACCGACTAGCGCGGCGGCATTTGGAAGAACGCGGTCATTAAAAAAACCGCGTTTGACTTTGCTTGAGATTGACGGCCGCATACGCAGCTCACGTACCGGTATTGCGCCGCCCGAAAATGCGCCGAGCATCACGGCAGCGGCTAGAAAGCTACGACGGATGCTAGACATTTTTCACCCCCAAGAAAAGCGCGCGCTCGTCTTCGCGACGGGCTACGAGGCCCCTCGCAACTTTCAGACAGCCGCAGCTCGGATCGCGGTATTTATTCCAGCGCGGGAATTCGTTGGCCGCGCCTTTTTTGTCGCCGGCGTTCAGCTTGCGCAGTAATGTGGAATCGGCGAAATCACCAGGCACGCCGTCAGCTTTGCCAAGCCCGATATTGAGGGTGAGGCTTACCAGCGCATCGAACTCGTTTTGTGTGAGTTCAACTTTGACCAGGCGTTTGATGCCGTTCTCGAATCTAAGATTGTCCTGGGCAAGCAGCTTGTCCGCCGTGATCTCGTCGATCTCAACGTTGTGCATATAGTCGCCAGTTGACAGGATGACGTGGCCCCAGCCGATTGTTGGCTTGCCGGCGTCGCACAAATATTTTCGCTTAGCGAATCCTTGCGGGGAGATTTTTGGCGGGCCTTTTTCATACCGTTTTTCAACGGCAAGGCCTGCTGGTGAAATGCGTAGGTGGTCGTTCAAGCGCGTCTCGCAACGTGGCGACGGCACTTGATCTTGCGGGCTGCAAGAAGATGGAAGTGCTCGTCATGGCGCGAGATTACGCGCGCGCGTGACGAGGGATAACTAAAACGTTTTAGTTATTGGTACTAGGCGACAGAGAATTCGCCTAATAGATTTTGGTTTCAGGATTAAGCGGTTTCTATAACTCTTTTGACGCGGTCCGCCTGCATGCTTGCACGTCACCGGTATATATTTTCTTCGCGCTCTTCAAATATGAAGCTCGCCATTCGGTTCGCTCTTTCAAGGATTCAACCAGATAAGGTCGGAAAGATTGCAGGGCGTCAAGGCAAGAGCCGTATCTTGCTGTCGGCGCGTCCTTAAAAGTCTGCTGATCTTTAAAACCTGCCTCGAGCCGGTCCAGTGTCGGCAGGTAGGCTTTGCCCGCATCCATTCGTCCTTCCGAAATTGCCTTGTGAGCCGAGCTGATCGACTTCACAACCGCCTGGGCATTTTCTCGGGATTGCGCTGCGTCCCAAAGGATCGGCGCGCCTTGAGCATTCAGTGACCCCGTGGCCAAAACTGCCGCTATCAAAAATATTCTCATTCTATTTTCTCCATGTAACGCGTTCACTTATTCTTGCGCCCCGACTGCGCGGCCAATGCGGCCATGCGGTCAATCGTGTGTTTATCTTCGGCCCCGGCCGTACGGTAGTTATCAAGTAAAGCCATTTCATCAGGCAGCAGGCCTTTGCTTGGCAGCCTGTCCTTAAAACGTTCGAGTAGTTGATCCGCAGATAGTTGTTCTTCAAACGCGGTCGATTGCATATCCATCAGAAGACCATGACTTACTGAAGTAAAGCGTAGCGCAATTTCAACAGCCGCGTCCGTCGCTTTTCTAATTTTCGCAAACGCGATATCTGTCTTAAATACCGGCCCGGCTTTCGTCACCAACCATTCGGGGCTAACGTGGAATATATCCACCAATGCCTTTGATACGTCGGCGGGCATTTTCTTAATCTTGCCGCGCTGAATATCTTTCAAACGTTGGACTTCCACGCCTAGCTTTTCTGCTAGGTCGCTCTGCCGAATATCTAGTGCTCGCATCAATAAATCGAGTTGTTCTGTGGCATTCATATGTAAGTGGACAATCCGCAAAAATATGCTTTACAAGGTGGATAATATCCACCATAATCAAAGCTAATCAATTGAAATCAATTTAATAAGTGTACGCGATGCCAAGGAAAAAACATATGAGCGGAGAAGACGTGAAGCGTAATTTGCGTTCGCGCGGCGTCACGCTGACTGCGTGGGCGCTAGAACACGGGTTCCCTTACCCCATCGTCAGCGGAGTAGTTCGCGGCGTCATCAAGGGAAATTTCGGCGTAGCGCACGACGTTGCAGTTGCGCTCGGGATGAAAACGGAAGAGGCCGAATCGTGAGAGCGATGCGGCAACTAAATTACGCCGTCCGCCTCGGCTTAAAAGAAGGCGAAATCACCACCTCGGTTCACAAAGTAATTTAAGGAGCAACTCGCATGCATCTGTACAAGATCACGGCAACATTCCCGGCACCAGAGCGGGGCAATCAATTCAAAGAAGCGACTGCGGTTTATCGCGGCATCGTCGGCGAAAGCGACCCGGAAGCCCTGGTCAAGGCGCACGCCCGCCACGTACGCGACGGCCATTCGTTAACGGGCGCCAGCTTCAAGATCAACGAACGCAAACTCGTCGTGCCACCCGCAATGGCGGCCGTATGAGTAAGGCGGCCGACTACACCAACGAAGCCCAGCAACGCCTGCTCAAGGTTGTGATGCTGCTTGGCGAAGACGTCATCACCGGCCTTGCACCGGCGCAGATTGCCAAGGCGCTCAACGTGCCGGCGTCCTATGTGACCCGCGACCTGGACAACCTAAAAACCGCAGGCTGGGCCGTCTATCAAGAAGAAACCGGACGCTGGCTGCTCGGCACCAAGCCGGGCGCGCTCGGCGTCAACGTCATGTCATCTATCGACCGCGCCACGCGCAAGGTTGAAGAAGCACGCAATCGATTCTCACGCAGCAACTAACAGGGGAAACAAAAATGGCACGTAAAGAAAAAGCAGCAGTAGCAAGCCAGGACAGCGCAGACCACGCAGCGCTGGCGCAAGGCACGCAATCACTTGTCGAGGTTTCCGCAAACGCGGCGGCCGTATCTGAACTGATCGGTTACACGCTGCCGTACGACCGCGATCGCATTGTGCAAGAAGCGAAGTTTTACCTGGTGCATTCAACCGAAGCAATGCTGGAAGCAGGCAAGCGCTTTTTGCTGCTCAAGGAGAACGAAAACCACGGCGCCTTTCTGGAAGTCGTCCAAGACCAGCTAGGGATGGACGTGCGCCTGGTGCAGAAGATGATGCAGGCCGCCGCCAAGTATCTGAGCAACCCGGCAATTGCGTCAAATGCGAAAGCGCTTTCGTATTTGGGCAAAACCAAATTGTACGAACTGATGGTGATGGACGACGAAACCATTGCCGAAATCGCCGCAGGCGGCACCATCAACGGCTTGAATCTGGACGCTATCGACCAGATGACCACCCGCGAATTGAAGGAAGCATTGCGCGAAGCCAACGCAACGCAAGAAGCCACCGAGCGCGTGCTGGCCGGTAAAAACAAAAAGATTGACCAGGTCGAACGCTTGCTGGAACGCCGCAAGGCCGAGACGCCAGAGGCGGAATGGGAGTGGGCGCCGTTCCGCAAGTCGGCAATTGACGCCGGTGAGCAGTTAGCCAGTTTCATCCAGACCGAACTGCGCAAAGCGTTCCTGGATATTCAAGAGCACGGCGACCAAGGCAGCGGCGTACCTGAGGATGTGGACGCGGTACGCGAGGCCGTACTCGTCGGCGTCATGAAATCACTGGTGGCTATCCAGAACGACTTCGGTATTCACGTCGATCTGGACGGCGTTGTGACGCCGGCCTGGATGCCCGGTCAAACGCAACAAGGCTAACCCACCATGAGCAACGATCTCGCCATTCAGGATACGCTGCGCGCCCTCGGCCGGGCGCTGCAGTCGGCCAAGCACGGCACGGGCACGCCGCTGGTTGAGCGCGCCGCGAAGGACTTGTCCGTGTCGAAAGCCACGATCTTTCGCAAGCTCAAGGAATTGGGCTTCGACTTCGGCCGCAAGCAGCGCACGGACAAGGGCGACAGCAGCTTGACCCGCGAAGAGGCGCAGACCATATCGGCCTACCTGATGGCGGGCACCCGCGCCACCGGCAAGCGCATCGTCAGCATCGAGCAGGCCTTGGTCGATTTGCGCGCCAACAGCATGATCAAGGCGCAGTCAATCAGCGCCGATGGCGAGATCACATTCTTGACGCCGAACACAGTCAACCGCGTCATGCGTGAGCTGGGTCTGCACCCCGACCAACTCAAGCGGCCGTCGCCGCACGTTGAGCTGGCCAGCCTGCACCCGAATCACGCCTGGCAGATTGACGCGTCTGTTTGTGTGCTTTTTTACCTGCCGAAACAAGGCATGAAGGTAATGAGCGACAAGGAGTTCTACAAAAACAAGCCCCAGAATTTCAAGAAAATTGAGAACGACCGCGTCATCCGCTACACCTGCACTGATCACACGACCGGCACGGTGCAAGTGCGGTATTACGCGGGCGCAGAAACCGGCATCAATTTGGCCGACTTCTTCATCCACTGCATCCAGCAGAAAGAAAGTAATCAGGAGCCTATCCACGGTGTCCCGTTCATCCTCATGGACGACGCGGGCAGCGCGAACACCAGCCATTTGTTTAACAACTTGCTGGACCGGCTGGGCGTTCGCCACATCACGCATGCACCAGGTAACCCGCGCGCGTCAGGCTCGGTCGAGCGCGCACAGAATTTGGTCGAGTGTTATTTCGAGTCCCGCCTGGGCGTTGGCAAGCCGGTGCAATCGCTAGACGAGCTCAACGCTCTGGCCGATGTGTGGGCGCGTTGGTTTAACTCGGCGCGTAAGCACACCCGCCACGGCCATACGCGTTACGCCTTGTGGCAAACCATCAACGCAACGCAACTGCGCGTCGCGCCTTCGCGTGAGATATGCCAGTTGCTGTTATCCACCAGGCCGGAAACCCGCGTTGTCGATGACAGCCTGCGTATCAGTTACGCGATGAAAGGCCAGCCGTCGTTCAAGTACTCGGTGGCGCATGTGCCGAATGTCCTGATCGGGGAAAAGCTGACCGTCTGCATCAACCCGTACTCGGTCCCCGCGATCAACGTGATCGAGGTCGGCGCGGACGGCAAGGAAATCTTCTTCGAGTGCCAGCCGCTGGCGGTCAACGATTACGGCTACACCGAGGCGGCGGTCGTTATCGGCGAGGCGCACAAGTCTGTCGCCGATACGCGGTCCGATACCGCGCGCAAAGCCGGCCAGATGGAAGCCTACGGCGTCGAAACACTGGAAGCGGTCGATGCCAAGAAGCGCGCGAAGGTTCGCCCGTTCGCCGATGTCGACGCGATCACGCATCTCAAGACCGCCACTGTCGCCACCTATATGACCCGCAGCGGCACCGACATGGATATCGCCAGCCCACAAGTTGAATCGAAGCCGTGGTCGCACACCAAGGCAGCAACCGCCCTGGTGCGTCGCGGTGTGGTGATGACGCCGGAGCGCAACCGATTGATCAAGCAGTGGTACCCGGACGGCGTGCAGGAATCAGAGATCGACACGCTCGAACAACGCCTGGTCGCAAGACCCAACCTGCGCGCAGTTTCATAACGCCGTAACTCAGCCTTAACTCAGGAGCAACCCGAATGAAAGCACTACTGCAAAAACTGAACAAATCACAGAACGATCTGGCGCGTTACTGCGTCGCCAGTTCGGCCACGATCTCGCTGATCGTCACGCACGACATCTGGCCAAAACGCAAACCAGAAATCTACCGCGAAAAGATTGTCGAGTTCCTCGGCCTCTATGGCGCGACACCGGAGGAAACCATCGAAGCATTGACATTCAAAAAGCCTGTTGAAGGCGAAGCAGCGCCAAAAATAAAAAGCAAGAAATCACCGAAACCAACCCAGCCAGAACCGGAGGAAACCATGTTATTGCAAAACGTAACGCTCACACCGCAGGCGCGCAAGCACTTCGGACTTGTCACCAACCCGTTCGCCGAGGATTTGCACAGCGTCGAAGACGTGTTCCTGTCGCCTGACATTCGCTATGTCCGCGAGGCGATGTGGGATGTCGCCAAGAACGGCGGCTTCTGCGCACTGATCGGCGAGTCCGGCAGCGGCAAAAGCACACTGCGCGAAGAGATGGTAGATCGCATCAAGCGCGAAGGCGCAAAGGTCATCGTTGCCGAGCCGTACGTGCTGGCAATGGAAGTCAACGATGAAAAAGGCAAGACGCTCAAGTCGTCGCAAATTGCAGAGCATCTGATCCGCTCGATCGACCCGTCAGAGACGCCAAAGAATCAGCCGCAAGCGCGCTTCGAGCAGTTGCACCGATTGCTGGTGTCATCGCGTGAAAACGGATACACCCACGTTCTGCTGATCGAAGAGGCGCACTGCCTGCCGACCGCAACACTCAAGCACTTGAAACGGTTCCGCGAATTGAAAGACGGCTTCCACCGCCTGCTTGGCATCCAATTGATCGGCCAGCCGGAGCTGGGCATCAAACTTTCTGCGCACAGCCCGGAAGTTCGAGAGGTGGCGCAGCGCTGCGAGATCGTCCAACTGGAGCCGCTTGACCGCCACCTGGAAGGTTACATCACGCACAAGCTGCAGCGAGTCGGCAAGAAGCTGCTCGATGTATTCGATGCTGACGCAGTGGACGCGATCCGCTCCAAATTGACACAGTCGGCACGCGGCCGTCCTAACGAAACCAAATCCATCTGCTACCCGCTGGTTGTCAACAACCTGATCGCGCGCGCCATGAACAACGCCGCCGCGATCGCGGAGCCAAAGGTCACCGCCGAACTCGTCATGGAGGCCGTGTGATCGTATTCGGCATCGCCGGTCTCGCCTTGCTGTTTTTTGGCGACGCCGGCATGGGCCTTTTTTTACTGGCAATTCATTTTGTGACGGGAGATTAACGATGTCGTCCATTCAAAACGGCCAGAGCGTAGTGGCATTTCGCCAAGCCACACCGATTTGCGGCAACTGCAAGTTCGAGAAGCGCGCGCGCAATGAACGCCAGGACAAAACCGAACGCACTTGTGGCAAGCACGGCTGGTACGTGTTCATGAGCGCGACCTGCAACAGCCATCAATACAGGGAAAGGAATTCAAATGCCGTTACCAACACTTGATTTTGAAATGATGTTCCAGCGTCTGCGCGGCCGTACATATCGCAAGTTCCACGCGCTACGTTATCGCTGGTCATGCGTTCGCGCCAAACACGATCTGCGCTATTTGAAATTATTCGGGCGCCTGCGCGCAAAGTATTCGCCGGAGGAAAACGTCGCTTATCGCCTGATGTGGGCCGTGGCCATTGGCGGTTTGCTGGTGGTGCTGCTTCTCGACACCGGCGTCATCGACCCGGCGATGCTCTACCTGCCTGTCGACGCGGGTATTTCGTCGGCACGGAGCGCCGCCTAATGCGCGCCGCTGGCCATCACCAGTTGCTAGAAATCCTGTCACGCAGTCACATCGGTGGCAGTAACAGTATCGGCGGCCCGGCCTTGGCCAGCCAGCTTGGCGTCAAGCCGCGCACGGTCCGCGCAATGGTGCTGAAGCTACGCGAGAACGCGATCGCTGTTTGCGGCAGCCCAGAGATCGGCTACTTCATCGCAGAGACGCCGGAAGAAGTAGACGCCACTTGCAAGCTGCTCGAACAGCACGGCCTGCACCAACTTCATGTCGCATCGCGTATGCGAAAAACCACGCTGCCGGAATTGCTCGGCCAGCTTCACCTCAACACCTAAGGCAACAACATGCAAACGACAACCGAAACCATTCTGCACCTGGCGAAAATACGCCCTGGCATTACCGCAGACGAGATCGAAAGCGAAACTGGCATCGACGTAGATCGTATTCAGAGCCATCTCAACGATCTGGCCAACAAGGGCCAGCTCCTTGCCGCTAAGGTTCCCGCGTCTGGCGGCGGCAAGAAAATGGTCTACAGCCTCAACCCGACTTATCTGGGCTGGCGCGAACCCGGATCGACGCAAAAAGACCAGGTCGAAATCCCTCGCTTTGCCGGCCCGAAATCTCCCGTCGCCGGTGACATCGTCAAGCTTGACGACGATGTTATGTCGTCGCTGTCAGTCGGCGGTTTCCAGATTACAGAGTGGAAGGCAGGAAATATTTCGCTGTCCGCCAACAACCGCACAGTCGAACTGGCGGCCGATCAATCCAGAGCACTTCGCGCATTCATCGCGCTCACTTAATCCATCACCACCAACCGTTTAAGGAAATCAGCATGGCCAGCAAACAACGTATGAAAGCAGCCGCATCACAATGGGTTGCGCAATCACAGGATGACGCCGCGTCGACAATTCGCTTGATTGGTGAAGTCGGCCGCGATGTATCGCGCCTGACCGCCAACATGAATGACGAGATCGCGGCAGTAACGCAGAAGTACCAGGAGCTGATCGCGCCCAAGCAGGAACGCCTGGTATCGATGCAGAGCGGCGTGCAAGTATGGTGCGAAGCCAACCGTGACAAGCTGACCAACAGCGGTAAGACCAAGTCGGCCAACCTCATCACCGGCAACATCATGTGGCGACAGCGCCCGCCGTCGGTCACGATTCGCGGTGCCGACAGCGTGATCGAAACACTCAAGAAACTGGCGCTGGGCCGCTTCGTCCGTACCAAGGATGAGATCAACAAGGACGCCATTCTCAACGAGCAGGACGCGGTGCGCGGGATCGCTGGCATCAGCATCGTGACTGGTGTCGAAGATTTTGTCATCGAGCCTTTCGAGCAAGAGGCCACGCAATGACCGGCGCAAAACAAATTGCCGTCGGCGATGCGGTCACGTTCACCTGGTACAAGGAAGTGACCCGCGCCCGGTCGTGCAATATCAACTTCTCAACGCGTACCGGCACGGTGCTGGAAATGAGCGACGACATTGCCATCGTCAAAACCAAATCCGGCGCGCGTCACAAAGTTAATGTCGCCGACCTGCGCTTGGTCGGCGAACGATCGGCACTTACGGACGCAGTCATGAGCGGCTTGACCGGGGAGAAATCGCAATGATCCGCCTGCTGAATTTCCAATCGCCGTTCGTGCCGATGATCGAAGCCGGACAGAAACCGCACACGATCCGTGCGTTCCGTACTGACGGCAAAGACCCGGAGCCAGGCGACACGCTGCATCTGTATTACGGCCTGCGCACCAAGTCCGTCCGCCTACTGGCCGCAGAGCCTTGCCAGTACGCCACCGAGATCATGATTCAGCCAAGTGCCGGCAACGTGTATCACGTCCTGCTCGGTGGCCGTCCGCTGGAGCAGTATGAGATCGAGCAACTCGCGCGCAATGACGGCTTCACGGACGCGTCGCAATTCATGCGCTACTTCGAGAGCCAACACACACTGCCTTTCAAAGGCCTGCTGATCGGCTGGAATCCGATTCCCGTTTATGCTACCAAACACTGACATGAAAAATAACGAAATCATTGACGCCAATAAGATCGATGCCGAACGCCTGCGTTTCTTGATCAACCAGGATATCGAAAACAACTTTCCGCGCTCCGGGCTTTTCATCGGCCGTATTCCTTCCAATGAAGTGCTGACCGGATTAGAGGCGCTTGAGGCGATTGACGAAGTGCGTAACTATGACAGTGCCAATTCTCCTGCAGTCGACTATGCACGTGAGGCGCTGTTGTTTCGGGCGTTCATTGACGCGACTATTGCGGACGGTGCCGAACGCCCATTGACACCGCTTCAAGCGGCTATCAAGGCCGCGTTCAAACAGTTTGAACCGACATGTGTCGCCGATGTTTTAGATTGCATCAGCCGCGCCTTTCAACCGTTTCTATCGTCGAGCCATATCGTTGACGCCAATAAAAAGGTCGGCCTTACCGAGCACAATCATGGATAAAGAATCCGCCCTGGCTAAAATCCTCAAGTGCCTGCGTCTGTCGAAGTCAGCCAACGAACACGAGGCCGCAACCGCATTGCGCCAGGCACAAGCGCTCATGCGTCAGCATCGGCTGGACGCGACTGACCTGCTGGCCTTCAGCGTGTCGGAAGCCGCAGCAAAATCCGGCGCCCGCGCCAAGCCGGTCGCGTGGGAGTGCGCGCTGGCAAATTTAACGTCGGACGCATTCGGCTGCCAGATTGTTTTCACGAGTGACTTCCAAAGCGGCTACTGGAAATTCATCGGCGTAGGCGCGAATCCTCAAGTCGCAAAATACGCGTTTGAGGTATTGCTGCGGCAGGTCAAGAAAAGCCGTTCGGAATTCGCCAAGCGGGAATGCAAGCGCTTGGTGCCGGCCAGCCGCACACGTCGTGCTGATCTGTTCTGCGACGCGTGGGTTCATGCTGTGGAAGCGAAGCTGTCCGCATTTTCGGGAGCCGAGAATGACGCGCCTGCCATCGCGGCATATTTGACCAGGACTTATCCAGCGCTGAAACAACTGGCAACGCGGGACCGCAACGCCGATAGAAATCTGCGCGACAAAGATTGGGACGCTGTAGAAGCCGGCCGCGCTTCCGGCCGCAATGCCGAACTCAATCGCGGCGTCGGTGGCCAAGCCGAACAGAAACGGATCGGCGCATGAAACATAACTTCCAAGTAGGGCAAAAGGTGCGAGTGCTTGAAGTTATCGTCGAATACCCAAGCGGCGATACACCTGGAGGCGTTTGCGCCGAGGTCGGTGACATTGTGATCGTTAGAAAGTTATTCAGTGGAGAACTCGCCTACTCGATCGGTGTGTCGCATGAAGGCCGCAGCGACGGAATGACATTCGTCGTTGCGCCAAAAGAAATCGAGCTTGTCACTGAGGGCGATCAATGAAACCCGCCAACGCCGACGACATCAAGAAGCGCGAGATCCGTTTGATCAAGATCGCGCAGCGCGAGTTGAACATGGAAGACAGCGCCTACCGCGATCTGCTGTGGGCGTTGGCGCGCGTGAAGTCGGCGACCGATCTGGACTGGACCGGCCGCAAGAAGGTGCTCGACCACTTCAAGGCGTGCGGCTTCAAGGTAAAGAGTAGCCCGGCCAACAAGAGCGCCAACGATGCGGAGTATCGCAAGGTGCGCGTGCTGTGGACAGAGCTGCACAAGCTCGGCGCGATCGCGCACGATACCGACCACGCGGTCCGCGCCTATGTCGAGCGCATGACGAAGAAATCGGACTTCGCATTCGTGAACAGTTTTCAGTCTCAGACGGTTATCGAGAGTTTGAAAAAATGGATTGCCCGCGTAGAGAAGAAGGAGAAAACAAATGTCTGATACCAGCTCGTTGATGATCGACGATTCCTACCCAGAGTTGCTGGCCGATATCGCGCGTGAGGTGTACTCGCATCTGAAGGTGCACCCGAAGATCAAGCTTCAGCACCAGGACGCGGCCGAGATCGCCATGTCGGTTAGCGAACACGTCCGCAAGAATATCGGCGGCGTTGGTTTGTATTTGCCGAAAGGCGTGCATTACGAAGCAAGCCTGCGCGAACAAGAAATTTATAAGGACTTCAAGGGCGACAACTTCCACATCCTCGTGCGAAAATACGGCCTTACCGAAATGCGCATCCGGCAGATCGTTACCAAGGTCGGCAATTACGAACGCGCAAAGCGCCAACAGAATTTATTCGCGACCGAATAAAACGGCTTCTAAGGCGTTTAAGCAGCGCTCGACCTAAGAAGCCGCGCAAAATTAAATTGAACGTCGCCTGCGGCGTTTATAAACGGTTGTAAATCGCAACACATGCCTTACTCCTCGGCACTTTCTTGAGAATCAGAAAGATTCGCCCGACTTCTCCCTAATTTCCTTGCAGCCGCAGATGCGAAAGCGCCTTCGCAATTACTAAAACGTTTTAGTAAGTTCGGCGTCGCGCGATGCGGATACTGCGCTGCATGGATACCAAAACAACCCCGGCTACCAAGCCAATCGAGATTTTCAAGCCAGGCAGTTATGTCGCGATGAACGGCAAGCGGTACACGTACACCGCCGCCGATGTCGCCGATATGGCCGCTTCCTACGATCCGAAGCTTGCGGACGCGCCGTTTGTTGTCGGCCACCCGAAGCTCACCTCGCCGCGATACGGCCACGCCGCCAGGCTGTTTATCAACGATGCCGGTGTGTTGTGTGCCGAAGGCGCGGACGTAGCGCCAGAGTTTGCACAAGCCGTCGCCGACAAGCATTACCCAAAGGTCTCGGCATCGATCTATGAGCCAGACGCCGCAGGCAACCCGTCACCAGGCAAACACTACATCCGCCATATCGGCTTTCTCGGCGGCGTCGCGCCGGCCGTCAAAGGCTTGGCATCGGTTGAATTTTCAGAAGGCGAAGAAGGCATCGCAGACTTTGCGTATGAAGATCGCCTGGTCGTTCGCATGTTCCGCAGCCTGCGTGAATTCATGATTGAAACCTTCGGCGTTGAAAAAACAGATCGCGTATTGCCGAACTGGGATATCGAATCGCTGGAGTCCAGCGCCACCCGCGATGAAATCGAGGGCGACACCGTTCGCTCCTTTGCAGCCCCAATTATTCAACAGGAGAATCAAGTGACTACTGAAGCACAAAAAGCGCTCGAAGCGCGCGAACAAACGGTCGCAACCCGCGAAGCCGAATTAGTAAAGCAGCTGGCAGCGTTAAAGAAAACTCAGCACGCAGATTTTGCTGAAACGCTTGTGGCCGGCGGCTTGCTGCTGCCGGCTCACAAAGATGCGGTGGTGGAAATCATCGCCCAACTGGACGCCGCCGATCAAGTCGCAGATTTTGCTGAAGGCACCGAGCACCACGGCAAGACAGGCGCGGCGCTGTTTAAAGAATTCTTGAGCGTACAACCGAAGCAAGTGGAATTCAGCCGCGTCAGCAAGGCCGGTGGTGACGGCGCAGGCGTTGCCGAATTCGCCGCGCCGGCTGGCCAAGAGGTCGATCAAGAAGGACTGCTGCAACTGGGCAAGATCAACGCCTACATGGACGCGCATCCAGGTACTTCGTTTATCGCCGCCGCAACCGCAGTCGAAGCCGCAGCCTAATCGCGGAATAGTTTCAAACCATTTCAACGAACAGGAGCAGGACATGAGCAAACAGGGAATTTCGTTACTTACCAAATCAGTGATCGCCAGCGCGGCCTTGATCGCACACCGCGCGGTCACGGCAGCCGGTGCACACGCGGCGGCAGACATTTACGGCGTGGCCAACACATCCGGCGCTATCGGTGATGTGGTGCCGGTCGACGTGATCGGCACTACGCCAATGGAAGCCGGCGCGGCAATTCCTGTCGGCACCAAATACGTTATTGCGGACGGCGTGGGCCGCGCAATTGTCGGCGGTACCGCCGCAGCTTGCCTGGGCCGTTTGGTGCCAGGCGAATCAGCGAGTGCCGCAGGGCAGTTTGTCGAAGTCTTGCTGACCCCGGCCGTATAACGCGGCCCGGCTCGCGGATCAAACGCAATTTCAATCACAGTAATTTAGGAGAGCAGTCTCATGATGAATAACCAGCAAGTGCGGGTCATTGACCCAATTTTATCCACCTTCGTTCGCGGCTACACCAACAACGAATATGTCGGTCAACTGCTGTTTCCAAACGTTGACGTAAGCGCTTCCGGCGGCCAAGTTATCGAATTCGGCAAAGAAGGTTTTATGTTGTACGCCACGCAGCGTGCTCCAGGCAGCAGTACTGCTCGTATGGAGTTCGGCTACTTGGGCAAGCCTTACGCCGTAGAAAACCACGGGCTCGAGGCGCTGGTGCCAGACGAAAACGATCGTGACGCATCCGTTGTGCCAGGTATCAGCTTGTCGCAGGAAGCCGTGGGCCTGGTGTTCGACTCGATGCAACTGCGCCTGGAATATCAACGCGCAATGACGGCTCGTAACGCTGCAAACTACGCGGCGTCTAACAAGGTCGCGTTGTCTGGCGCCACGCTTTGGAGCGCGACGACAAGCACCCCGAAATTGGACGTCACGGCGGGTATTGCCGCAATCCGCGCATCGACCGGCAAAAAGCCTAACGTCATGATCCTGCCGCCTATGGGCATCTCGAAGCTGGACCGTCACGCGGATGTTCGTGATCGTCTGAAGTTCACCAGCTCACAATCGGTTACTGCGCAAGCGCTGGCTAACTACTTTGAAGTCGAAACAGTTGTCGAAGGCAACGCGGTCTACTCGCCAGACGCTTCGACACTGGTTGACGTGTGGGGCAATGACATCGTGCTGGCATACGTGCCGACGAATTTCCGCACGCTGCGCGCGCCGTCTTTCGGCTACACATACCAGCTCAAGGGCCACCCGAACGTCAAGCAACCATACCGCGATGAAAACCGCGATTCATGGGTCTATGGCGTGAAGCATGAGCGCGTCCCGGTCATTGCCGGCGCAGGCGCCGGTTACTTGATCCAAAACGCGTTCTAAGAAATAGCCCACCGCCCGAAGAGCTAAAGGCGGCCTCGAATTGTCGGGGCCGCCGATCGGCAACCCAATAACGCATTGAAGGAAAAATCATGGCTAATAAAAATTACGTGGTCGTCACCCCGCTGAAAGTACCAGGTAAAGAAAAAGGTGAGTTCACCACGCTGCCTGAAGGTACGCCAATCACGATGGACGATACCGAAGGCGAAATTCTGGTGGGTATCAAAGCGATCCGCGTACCGGACGAAGTCGCAGTAGAGCCAGTTGCTGTCGGCGGCAAGACCGCAGCAAAGAAATAAACGAAAACGTGATGGACATGCCGCGTAGTGCCGACTACGTGGGGCAGACGCAAGATGTCAGGCAGCCGTGAGGCGAGACGTCAAGCACGATCAATAAGCAGCACCTAACTTCAAGGAAATCAACATGACGTACGCAACGCCCCAAGACATGATCGCTCAGTACGGTGAACGCGAAATGCTCGCGATCGCTGACCCTGACGACACGGGCGACGTCGACCTTGCAAAGGTGCAGCTTGCACTAGACAGCGCGTCGGACCAGATTGATTTCTCGGCCGGCCAGCGTTGTGCGCTGCCGTTGGTAATCAACACGCCAGCGGTGGCGACCTTTTTGAAACAACTCTGCATGGATATCGCCCGGTATCGCATGACTGGATCGAGCGGCGTTACCGCTACCGATGAGGTCAAGGATCGATACAAGGAAGCGGACGGCAATTTGAAAATGATCATGTCGGGCAAGATCATCCTCTGCGCGCAAAGTGGTGACGGCATCGCTAGCGGCGGCCAAGGTCTGCAGCCTGACAGCCTGACCGCAGGCGAAGCTGAGTCTGAAGGCGCGGGCCGAATGTTCACTTCAGACAGATTGCATGACTACATGGGTCGCCTAAAGTGATCGGCGAACTCGAAGACGCGGTTGTTGCGCGCATCGAGCTGCTGAAGCCGGCGCTGCCTTACAGCCTGCCAACGATTGACTCATACGGCGGCCAGATCGACGACAGCGCCCAGGCGACTTTTAAATTTCCGGCCGTATTTGTCTCGTTCGTCAACATGAAGACCGAGAAAGCATTCGGCGAACGTGACCGACTGTGCACCGTCAATCTCGTGCTGTATGTCTGCACACGTAACGCCCGTAACGAGCGGTCACGGCGTCAAGGCAGCGCGCATGAGGTCGGCAGCTATCAGTTGGCCGAAGACATGATTGCGCTGCTTGAAAATCAAAGCCTCGGTATGCCGATGCACCGCGCACTGACGCACACCAAGATCGACACGCTGTTTGTCTCGCGCAAATCGGACGGGGCGAAATCAGAAAGCATTCTGGCTGTCGGCTTTGAATGTTCGTTCGTATGGGAAGCCGCTTTGCCTGAATGCGCCAATGGCGGTGTGCCGGAAATTGTTTCACCCGCCCACGAATGGCTACGCACCGGTCAGACTTTTTATATCAAGCCTGGCGACGACACCGCCGACCTTACGGCATTAACCGAACACGCACCTAATCCATAGAGGAAACCATGAGCATTCTTATGTACGTACAAGCGACAACCGGTTTGAAGGTTCCAAAAGAAGGCAACCCGCGTGTCTACATCACTGGCACAGACATCGAGCCTGTCAAGGCCAGCCACTATTACCGCAAGGCGATATCGGACGGTGACCTGGTTGAACGGACCGAGAAGGAATTCACGGAGGCACGCGCAAAAGCGGAGGAAGCAGCAGCGGCGGCCGCAGTCGCAGCCGAGCAGCAGCTTGCCGCTGAACAGAAGGCCATCGCCGCCGCAGAACGCGCCGCAAAGAAAAGCGCCGGCTGATTTAGCCAGGGCAAATTAGTAAAACCTTTTTACGTATAGCGAAAGCACATCAATCATGGCTTCTCAAAACATTGCATTTGAAAAAATCGGCTCCAGCAATCGCAAGCCTAGCGTGCTGGCAGAGTTCAACATCCGCATGGCGACGCGCGGCTTGCCGGGCAATCGTCAAACCACGTTGATCATCGGCCAGAAAACTGCGGCCGGATCACTGGCCGCGCTGACGCTGACCAATGTGTTCTCGGACGTCGAGGCGGCGCAACTGTGCGGCTACGGCTCGCAGATTCACCGCATGGTATTGAAGACGCTGAAGGCCAACAAGTACTCGAACATCTCGATCATGGCGCTGGCTGACGCCGCTGGTGTCGCCGCGAGCTGGCCTATCACCGTCGCCGGCGTACCAACGGCCGGCGGCGTATTCAGCCTGGCGTTGAATGACGACATCATCGAGGTCGCTACCGCTACCACCGACACGCCTACGACGATTGCTGCGGCGATTGTCACCGCCATCACCAGCCGCCCCGAGCTGGCATTTTCTGCGGAAAACGAAGCAGGCGTTGCCACGATTGAGGCGAAGAACAAAGGCACCGTGGCCAACGCCTTCAAGGTGACGGTTGCGGGCACAACGCCAGGCATTACGTTGTCTGTCGGCGCGCAAGTGCCAGGCACGATTGATCCTGATATCACCGCCGCCTTGACCGCCGCTTTCATTGGCGGGCATGACCAGGTTGTGATCGCTTACAAAGACGCGCCGAACGTAGTGGCATTGCGCAACCACATTGACGCCGTTAGCGACCCGGCCGAGAAACGCTGGGCTCTTGGCTTTGTCGGGTCAAACGGTTCTTTTGCGACCGCGATGGCTTTGTCTGCTTCAATCGGCCACGGCTTCATCAACAATCCTTGGTGCCGTAACACCACCACGCCAACGATGGAGATTGCGGCCGCTTACGCCGCCGTGATCGCCGCGAACGAAGATCCGGCGCTCGGTTACGACAACGTCGAAGTCAAAGGCATTGCGGTGCCGCTGGTGATTGATCGCACCTCGCGTACTGAAGAAGAAAGCGCGCTCTACAACGGCCTCGCACCGTTGAGTGTTGGCCCCGGTGAGCGCGTGCAGATTGTTCGCGCTGTCACTACCTACACGGTTAACGCCGCTGCGGTACCGGATGTCGCATGGCTGGATATCACCACGCCGCGCACGATGAAGTATGTGGCCAAGGTGTTTATCGAAGACCGCGCTCGTACATACCTCGGCGGCAAAATTACGGACCGCCGCATTGCGGCAATGCGCGATCGCGGCATTGTGCTGCTGAAGATGCTCGAAGATTTGGAAATCATCGAGGCCGTTGATGACAACCTGGACGACTACATCGTTGAGCGCGACCTGCAGGACGTTAGCCGTGTCAATGAACGCATCCCGGTCGACGTCGTGAACAACTTGCACATCATCGCCGAACGTTTCGACCTGCTGCTGTAAAGCGCCGCCAGTTAGACACACCGACCGATTATCAAATTTAAGAGGCACACAGCATGGGTATCAAGAACAAAGATTATTGCGGCACCATCGTTCTGGAAATTGACGGCCAAGAATATGACGTCGTCTCCGTCACACCGAACGTTAAGACCGGCAACAAAACGGTGCAAACGATGAACAGCAAGCGCCGCGCGTTGGGCTCTTCGTGTGGGGTTATCGAGATTGCCCTGAAGATTGAAGCGGCGATCCCGCTCGACAAGTCGGAGCCGGACTGGATCAAGATGCGCAATGCCACCATGACGATTTACCCGGCATGCGGTGTAGGCGGCAAGCGCGAAATTTACACAGGTTGCACCACTGAAGAAGTCGGATCAGCCTACACCGTCGGCAAAGAAGCCGTCCGCTCCATCAGTCTGCACGCGCTGGACTTGCAGGTAGTTTGATCATGACCTTATCTTTGATTGAACGATTGAAGCTAGGCCGTGACGCCACCGCACCGGTGACCGTTAACGGCGTCGAGCTCGCGTTGCGCGTTCTGACTGAGCAGGACCATCAGATCGCCGCGCTGGCGGCCGACGCGATGCTGATCAAGCATGAAACCGAATTGACGATGTCTACTGCAGACACCTTTGAAGCTGAGAAGGCACTGCAGCTCATCACGTTGGCCGCGCTCGACCCGGAAACCAAAGCGCCGGCGTTCAAGGACGCCGACGAAGCCCGGTCGATTCTGATACGCGCTGACCGCGACTTGATCAGCGAAAAGTACCTGGATCACGAACGCACGTTTTCACCATCCGGCCGTAACTTGACCGAAGCGGAATTTGAAGAGCTTTTGGAAGAAGTAAAAAAAAATCCCGCGACGCCACGGTTGATCGCTTTAAGTGGCGATGGGCTGAGAAAGCTCATAGTTTCTTTGGCCGACCAGCTATCGATCTCACAGAAGGCCAGTGGCTCTTTATCCTCGGGATCGCGATCAGCGAAGCCGCAGGTGAAGAAGATCAAGGAGACGGGCAGACACGTCGAGCATCACGGCGAATAAACGACCCAGTCCCGCCATCAAAAAAAGTGCGCAAAGGATTGCAACGCCGCAGACGCGGATAACAAGTGGGGCGGCCATCGCCAGCGCCATCACAATAATCAAGTAGGTCATAACCACAGGGTACACCAGTGAACCAGTCGATGAGTTTGCAGATGCAGTTGACCGCCAACGGGAGTCAGCTTGCATCGACTCTTCGCGCTGGCAGCCGCGATGTCGCCACCTTTGCCAACAATACGGTCGGCTACGCCAATCGTATCGGGCAAAGTTTTAAAAACGCCTATCACCACATGAACGGCTTTTCGATGATCAGCAAGCTGGCCGTCGCGGCCGGTGGCTATTCGCTCCTGACCGACGCATTGCGCCGCAATCTGGAGTTCGAGAAAACGCTCCTGGACATGAAGCAGACCGCGCAAATGACGGTGAAGGAGGCGGCAGCGATGCGCCGGCTTGCCATCGACGCCGCCTCCGGGAACATGGCGCTGCCTAATGAAATGGCGGAAGGGATGAACGCCTTTGCCAAGGCCGGTATGAAGCTCGACAAAATCAAGCCGTCGATCGATGAAGCCGCGCGAGCCGCAGTAGCGTTCCGCTCGACCGTCGAACAAATCGCAAACCTCGACTTCGATCTGCAGGACAAGCTGAACCTTGACCCTAAGGACATCAAGGACGCGCACAACATGCTGCTGTATCACGCCAAGAGCGGCCGCTATGAGGCGGCACCGATGGCGATGGAAGCGCCGAAGTATCTGAACAGCGTGGCCAGTGTCGGCATCACAGGTATGAAGGGCTTAAATTTCACCGGCGCAATGACGCAGATTCAAATGAAACTTGCGCCATCGACTCAGCCAGGCGAAGTCGCGACTTTCATGGAGCACGGTCTTGGCCACATCACCAGTGAGCGTTACGTCAAGGGTTTAAGCAAAGCCGGCATCGACGTCAAAAAATATATGCCAGGTGGCAAGTTCTACGGAGAAGGCGGAGTACAAGGCGCAATGGACTTGGCCGCTGAGATGAAAGAGAAAGGCCTTGAAGACCCGTTCAAGCTTGATAAGGCCGGCTTCCGTGACATGTACACCAAGAAGTTCTGGCGGCAGATGATGAAATATCACTCGGAAATTCAAGCCGCGATGGTTGAAGGCGATAAGGCCGCGCTGGATGACATGGTCGGACGTGATAAAGCCGAGATCATGGCCAGCAATTACGGCAAGTTCAAACAGATGGAAATCACCAAGGCCAAGGGGCAAGTATCAGACGGCGCGCAGTCTGCGGTTTCGGCTGGCGCTTCGGTGACAGGCTGGGCCGCTGAAAATCCAGGAACTGCCATCGGCGCAGGAGCGGCCGCACTTGTCGCTGGCCGCTTGTTGTGGAAGCGCGTTACTGGCGGCGGTAGCGGCCCGATGGACAAGATTCTTGGCGCGGCTGGCAAGGCCGGCATGCCGGTGATGGTAACGAACTGGCCCGCCGGCATGGGCGGCCCGCGTAAGGCGTCCGACTTCATGAGCACATTGCCAGGCAAAGCCGTAACAACCGGAACCGCTGTGGCAGCCGGCGCGTCCGTTGCCACGACAGCCGCAGCGGTTGCCGTTGTGGCCGCGCCACTCGTAGCGCTTTACGCCGGCAAAAAATGGCAGGAGTCGCAATCTGGAAAAGAAGCCAACGCACGCCGCTACAAGCTGGAAATCGAGCAGCTTGAACGTCGCATTAATACTGTAAAAGCGGGCGATCCTACAATGGCGGCCGGTCTTGAGAAACAGCGCGATCGCCAACAAGCGCTACTTGAAAAAATGATCGCCGAGATCGCGAAGATGAACGATCGTCCAATCGAGGTTCATATCGACGCCGAACCCGTGGCCGCAGCGGTCAACAAAGCCAACGGCCGCGATTCGCGCCGTCAATAGGAGAAGATTTTGTCCTGGGAAAAACTCCTTCTGCCTGCATCGTTCAAGGGCATTGAATTTCCGGTAGTACGCATATTCGATGACATTGCGCGCTCGGTGGTGGCAGACGAATACGCGTACGTTGACGGCGCAAACACAAAAGACCTTGGCCGGTTTGGCCGCCGTACCTACATCACGTCCATTATCTACGGCGACAACTACGAGGCTGAACTCCAGACGCTGATTGCAAAGCTCGATGAGGCCGACTCCGGCACATTGGTGCACCCGATCTTTGGCGTGATAGAGGCGCAGTTCGTGCGCGCCGGCTTCCCGCACGAAGCTACCGAACCCGATCAGTGCCGCTTCACACTGGAGTTTCTGGAAAACAGCCTGGGCGGAATCTTGTTCGACCGCGTGCTGCCGATCCAAACCATCGAGGCCATCAACCAAGCCGCTGATGAAACGACGCTGGCCGCAGGCGAACGCTTTGTGCGGGACATATTGAGCAAAAGCTTGCCGGCGCTTTTGCGCGAGCAGCTTTCGTCTGACCTGCTAGGCGTGATGGATAAGTTGCAGGACTATGCGTCTCTGGCGCTCGACGCGCGGGAGTTCGTCGTGTCCGGTCTGCACTATCTGGCCAACCCGACCGCGTTTGTCGATGAACTCACTGGCGGCATGGTGTCACGAATCAAAGCGCTGTTCTCGCCGATGGACTTGCGTCTCGGCAGTAGCAGCGACGATTCGATTGCGTACAACGGCATAGGCTCGGTCTGGTCCGGCCCGGTTGCGGACATTCAGCGGCCGCTTATTCCGGTGACCGATGTGGCCGCTACTGACCCGGTCCTGGTGACGCATGTCTGTGTGCAGCAAGCAGTGGCAGTGGCCGGCTGCGCGGCGCAGTTGTTCGACCGCGCGCTCGACGCTGACGTATTGACGCCGAACGATATCGAGACCGTAGCGGCCGACACGCGTACCGCGCTCAACGTTGCGATCGCACTTGTCGTGGCCACCTACCCGGACATCGTTCAATCGCGCCCGATCACGGAGCCGCTCAAGCGTCTTGCGTTGTCCGTGTCTGACGCGGCCGAGAAGCTGATCATGGCCAAGCCGCCGTTGATCGACCGCGTGGTGGAAACGCCAGGCAATCTGCATTTGCTGGCGCACATTTGGTTTGACGACTACGCGCGGGCCGACGAGCTGCTGCGTCTGAACCCACAAATTACCAACCCGAACTTCATTCGCCTCGGCAGCACGTTACGGGCTTACGCTGTATGAACGACCGACTCGACCCCGTCAGCGTATTAATCGGCGGCAAGGCGCATCAGGCTTGGCAGGGATATCGGATCGATAGCGATTTGATGACGCCCGCCGACGCCTGGAGCCTCACCTGCGCAATCGATGCCAACGCCGCCAGCCCGGACAATATTTATGAAGGGGCTGAAGCGCGCATCATGCTGGGCAGTGACTTGATCATGACCGGCTTGGTTGACGACGTGGACGAACCTCTTAACAAGACCTCTCGCACAATGGAATTGTCCGGACGCGATCGCGCCAGCTTTTTGCTGGACTGCTCAGCGCCGATCATGTCTATGCAGCAGGCCACATTGAAACAAGTGGTCACCAAGGCCGTGGCGCAGCTTGGTATCAAGGATGTGGTGTACCAGGCTAAACCCGCCTCGCCGCAAAAGAAGGTACAAACCGAGCCGGGACAAAGCGTCTGGGAATGGTTGCAATCGGCCTGTGAAGTGAACCAGGTATGGCCGTGGTTTTCGCCAGACGGCAAATTGATTATTGGCGCGCCAGACTACACAACGCCGCCAGTCGCGCATCTGGTGATGCGGTTCCGGCCTAACGCCAAAGGCAACAACATCCAGAGTTTGCAGCGCACGCGCAGCATCAAGGATAGCTACTCTGAAATAACAGTACTCGGTCAATCATCGGGCGACGGCGACGCTGGCCAGCACAACATCAAGGGCGTGGCCAAAGACGACACCATGCCGGTGTATCGCCCGAAAGTTGTGGTTGACGGCAACTGCGACTCAGACGAGCTGGCGACGCGCCGCGCTAATAAATTGATGGCGGATGGACGTCTTGCGCGGGAGCGTATAGCGATCAAGGTTGAAGGCCATCGCGTTATAAAGAGCGACGGCGGCAACCCACCGTGGGCGCCAGGTATGCGCGTGCACATCCTGTCGGAGCCGCACGGAATCAACGCTGTGTATTTTCTGACGCGACGCGTTTTCACTTTAAACAAGGCCGGCGCGCGCGGGACTGACCTCTATTTCGTACCTGACAGTGTCTGGCTGCTGAACATTCCGTTCGTCAAAGCAAGCCGACGCAAGGATTCCGGCAAGAAAAAAGGCCATTACGTGGACAGTAAATAATGGACAGCAAACGCATCAAGGAAATGATCGGCTCTGCTCTTAACAGCGTGCGTTCTGCACTGAAGGGCAAAGTCAAACGCGCGGTCGGCGGCAAGCGCGTGATCGTGCTGCAACTGGACGGGTTAAAAGGTGAGCCGTTCAATAGCACCGAGCATTTCCAGATGCCGGGCTATCGCGCCATGCCGCTAGCCAGCATGGACGCGGTCATCTTACCTATGAACGGCAGGAGCGCTAACAGCGTCGTTGTGGCCATGAGTAACGGCGCACTGTTTATCGCCGACTTGCAAGACGGCGAATGCGCGATATTCAATGAGAATGACGGCGTAGCGAACTCGGTCGTTTTGCGTAACGGCAAAATCATGGAGATCACATGCGACGTTCTCAACTTCAAGGTAGCAACTTCGGTAAATTTCGACACACCGATTGTGAACATGACGCACAATCTGGCGGTCGCTGAGCAAGCAAAATCGTTGACCCTGTCGGTCACGTCCGCAGCGGCGGATGCATCGACTCTGGCGGGCGGTCTTCACGCTGAAGGCGACATCAGCTCCGGTGACATTTCTCTTGGCGAACACCGCCATCCTGAAAACGGCGACATCACCGATCCTCCGCAGGCGTAATAACTAAAACGTTTTAGTTACCGCGCCTCACGCGCGCGGGGAGAATCCGCTCATGGATTCTCGCATTGACCCACAGACTGGCGGCTACGACGGCACGCGCATTATAGATCTCAGCAACGAGATCTATTTTCGCATCACGACGCCGCTCGGTGGCTACGCGCTCGATAAAAAGCTGGGCAGCAAACTGCACACGCTGCGGCGCGTTAAAGACCTTGAGCGCAACAAGACACTGGCAATCCAATACACCGAGCAGGCATTGCAGCCGCTGCTTGATTCAAAGCGTGCCGACAAGATCAATGTCATAGCGGAGTGGAATCATGACGGCCGCCTATATCTGGCCGCCGAAGTGTTTCAACACAATCGCCTGGTCGGCATCTTCAAAGATTTCGTGAAGGTCGCCTGATGCCATTCCCACTACGCAAACTCCCGCAAATCCGTGACGACATGCTCGCCGGTATGCGTAATCTCGACCCCGACATGGATACGGGCGAGGCATCGGATAACTACATCCGATCGAGCGGGATCGCTAGCGCTGTCGAAGGCCTGTACCAATACATGGGCTGGGGCGTCAATCAAATCTTCCCGGACACCGCCGACCTGGACAACTTGCAGCGGTTCGCCAGGGCGCGCAACATTCCGATCGTGCTGGATTCAAATGCAATCGGCGCTATCGCCTTAACCGGCGTCGTCGACGCAGAAATTCCTGCGGGGACTATTGCTGCGGTTTCAGACGGCAATCAGTACCGCACGACCGCGATCGGCACGATAGACGGCACCGGGCACGCCACGGTAGCCGCCAAAGCACTTAACGCGGGCGTGATAGGCAATCAACCAAACAACATGCCGTGCACGCTGCAGGAAGCGCCACCGGGTATTGACGCTAACGCGACTTTGCTTGAGATGGGCGGCGGCGCGCCTGCGGAATCCGTCACCAAATTATTGTCGCGCGTACTGGAGTTTTTGCGCAGCCCGCCAGCCGGAGGCAATACTACCGACCACGTGCGCTGGGCGATGGAAGTGCCTGGCGTAACTGCGGCCTGGTGTTACCCAAAACGTCGCGGCTCCGGCACGGTGGATATTGCGGTCATGTCCAACGGCGAGCCGCCGACTGAGTCACTGCGTATAGCGGTAGCCGCCTATGTGGACGGTAAGGCACCGCCGTACGGCGATCGCATGATAGTCGGCCCTGAACAAATCGTCATCGCGGTGACCGCGTCTCTGGTCTTACGCGACGACGTATTGCTGTCGTCCGTTCTCGCTTTGGCAGAGGCGGCACTGGCCGAGTACTTCAGTACGCTGAAGCCAGGCGACACGATCTACCTCGCGCGCATCCGCAGCATCTTCACCAACATTCCGGGCGTGATTGATTACACCGTGAGCGAACCGGCGGCCAACGTCACGACGCTGGTCGACGCAACACACGTCCAGATCGGCAAGCTCGGCGCCGTCACCCTGACCGAGTCCTGATGGATAAGCACGCCGACCTATTCAAGCTGCTGCTGCCGCCCGTTGCTTACGAGCGCGCCGACGAGCGGTTGACCGTATTGGTCGAGGCGGAAGGCGCGCAGCTTGACAGGTTTGCAGAGGATGTCGCCGCGCTGCCGCGCGAACTGGACCCGCGTTCGGCCAGCTATTTATTGGAAGACCACGAACGCGTCTACGGTCTGCCGGATGAATGCCGCAAAGCGGCCGACACGATTGTTGACCGCCGGCTACGACTGGCGGCAAAGGTTGCCGAAACGGGCGGCATTTCCCGTGACTACTTTTTATCGCTGGCGGCAGCGCTTGGCTACACCGACGTAACCATCACGTCGTTCAAGCCCTGGAACTGCGAGATGAGTTGCGAGGCGCAGTTGTTGTCGGAGTCGGACCGTTTTGCGTGGCGCGTCAATGTGCCAGGACAACAAACCGTCTATCGGAAATTCACCGCTGAGTCGTCATGTGAAGACCCTATCGACGCATACAAGCAAGGGCCGCTGGAATGCTTGTTCCTCAAGCTGCAGCCGGCCGACGGTGATTTGATATTCAACTATGAGGCATAACCAATGAAACGCATCAATACATCAAACCGCGCGATTGACCTGTTCGGTGCCGGCAAGGACGGCTTCAAGGCGTCCGTACCTGGCATGGCTGACGCCACCTACGGTAGCGCGCTGTTCTTCAATCACGTACAAGAAGCATTGGCACGGACGCGGGAAGCCGCTGGTGAAGCGGTACCGGCCGACAATGATTTTGACTGGTTTACGCGGTCACTCAATAAACTGATCGAGGCGCGCGTTGGCGACTACGCAATCGACACTGGTGCCGCAAATGCCTATGTGGTCGCGATGGACCCACCGATCACGGCATACCCGGCTAAAGCGATCGAAGTGCAATTCAAGGCAGCCAACACCAGCACGATAGTTGCGCCAACGTTAAATGCCGGCGGCGGCGCATTGACCCTGGTGCGTAGCGATGGCTCGGCACTAGCGGTCGGCGACGTGACGGCTGGCGCAATGATCACCGCGACACGCGATCCGGCAACCAACAAGTTTTACATCAGCTCTATCGTTCCATCGCAAGCGATGTCGCAAGCGGCCGCTGATGCACGGTACACGCGGGTTGCATCTATCTCGGCACTGCCTGGCGCGAACGTGGGGCCGATCACGGTGGCCGAAGCCGGCGAGGTCTGGATTTGGTCAGCATCCGCGTATTACACGGGTTACCGATCGCCGCTTTGCGGGCGGCCTCTCCAAGGGCATACGGCAACACCACTGGCCAGTGAATTTGACGGCGTAGGCGGTTTGTTGCCTAAAGCTGCTTACGCGCGGGTATGGGCATACGCGCAGGAAAATGGCTTAGTGGTTACCCAAGCCGTATGGGACGCAAACATTGGCGCTCACTACTTTGTTGACGTGGACGCGACCTATTTCAGAGCGCCTGATTTGCGCAATATGTTCTGGCGATATACCGGAACTGACGCTGACACTGCAAATGCGCGAACCCTCGGCTCCTCCAAAGGCGACACGCTTCAAGGTCACTGGCACGCGCATTTCACTACGGTCACAAACGACCGGCAAATCAATAACGTGGTGGCCGGTCCCGGCAACTGGCCTGCCACCAGTGGCAACACGCTCAAGTCCAACACGGAAGCGTTCATCAAAACGGCAATATCCGATGGATCTAATGGCGCTCCAAGGCTCGGAGCTGAGACGGCCCCTAAAAGTACGGCCTATCACCCGCGCATCCATGCCTAGCCTGTCTGCCCCACTGCAAATGCAAGGGCGCTTGGGAGTAGGCAAGTTGAAGATCTTAAGTCCCACGCCCACACCAGCATTGAAGCGAACTCGACCGCTCAAGCCGGCACTGGTGCTTTGGGTCAGGTCGTTGTTAGCGGTGCCACTCAAGCGACAGGTGGAACTGAGACCCGTCCGAGAAACACGGCTTACCACCCGCGCATTCATGCGTAGCTTAGGCATGGATGCGCGGGTGGTAAGCGACGCTAACCGGGCGAGTTTCTTTGCCAAGCCTCGGCGCGCCATTGATTCCATCGCTGATCGGGCCCGTAATGTTCCAAGCAAGACCAGTAGTGGCCGCGCCGGTACCGCCGGGCCAGTGCCGGTTGTCGTCCCCGCCGACAGAGCTAGCGGCACGAGCCGAGTGATGATGGCCCTGAAGAGCATCCAAGCGCACGCTGCCCATCGTTCTCGCATTTGCAGTGGAGCGGACACTCTACGCATGGATTCTAGGGTGGTAAGCGACGTTGACGCCTCGCGTCTCTGCGCCGCCAGTGCTGCCAGTTGCGCCCGAACTGCTGCCGGCGTAACTATTCGCGCCGCCAGCCGGACCATCTTTGCCTCCGACGTTGGCATGGGAGTGAGCCTTAAGCGCGTCGGCCTGTTTGCTACCGAGCGCTCTCGCATTTGCAGTGGGGCAGACAGCTTACGCATGGATGCGCGGGTGGTATGCGGTGTTTCTCGGGCGCGTTTCGGCGCCACCAAAAGCGTTGACCGGAAGGGTTCCGCTCCCAGTCGTTCCTGTACCAGAGGCGAGGCGAGCGCCGCCGCCAGCGGAAGCGTTGACTTCGAGACTGTGACCGTGAGACTGAACTTGCTGCAGCTGCCTACTTCCCAAGTCTCTCGCATTTGCAGTGACACTGACACGTTAAGCATGGATGCGCGGATGGTAGGCGACGTTGACGCCTCTCGTTTCCGCGCCGCCAGAAGGCTCAATAGAAAGAGAGTTTTTTGCTGGCGTTGGGCTGACAACGTCAGAAGGAGAAAGGTAGGTACTACCACCAGCACTTGTATTGTTTCCTCGCGACCACGCGTCGTGCTTATGCAACTTATAGGCGTCGAGCTGCTTGCTACCAAGCGCTCTCGCATTTGCAGTGGGGCAGACAGCCTACGCATGAATGCGCGGGTGATAAGCGACGTTGACGCTGCGCGTTTCAGCGCCACCGGCGGCCTCTGTCTGTGTGGAAAGAGACATGCCAGCCGCTGTCGCGCCAGTCGAGTACACGCTCCCTGCTTTAAGCACGTTTGGAGTGCCGTGAATATGAGCCCGGAAGGCATCGAGCTGTCCGCTACCCAGCGCCCTCGCATTTGCAGTGGAGCAGACACCTTACGCATGAATGCGCGGGTGATATGCAACGTTGTTCGGACGTGTTTCAGAACCGCCGTGAATCTGCGTCGTGTTCGCGATTGTCCCGGCAACCAAGTTTTGCGCAAGGCGCGGACCGTTAAACGCATTGCCGCCGGGCGCGGAAGTGTAGTCACTTGTAGAGGTGTTGAGCACCGTCCTAGCAATGGCCACTTGCTTGCTACCAAGCACCCTCGCATTTGCAGTGGGGCAGACAGCCTAAGCATGAATGCGAGGGTGATAAGCCGTGTGCTTCGGAGCAGTTTCAGCGGTGCCTGTATTACCGGTCGCGTAGCCACTACTGCCGGCAATCCAATTGGCACCGTTTGCGCCACCGGCGGACAAGTCAGCGCGGCCCAGCAACGGGTGACCGTGGCTCCTGAGAGTGTCGGATTTGTAGCTACCGAGCGCTCTCGCATTTGCAGTGCAAATACTTTTTAAAGGAGAAATATGAATACCATCCCTGTTGACCAAACCGACCAATTCGGTTTTTTCCAGTTCCGCACGGCCGCCAACGAACTCGCTCTGGCACCGGGTTTTTTCAACATCCCGTATCGCGCGTACGCAGACCTTGCGCCGGAAGCTCCGGCCGGCATGATTCAACGTCGCGTTGGTGCCGCATGGGAAGTTGTTGAAGACCACCGCGCTGACACGCTGTACTACGTGAAAACGCCGGCAACTGAAACAAAGCCGGCCGTGCTCGATGTGTACCAGTTTGGAACGGCGGTGGACGTGGACGGCACGCCGGCCAGCTATGACGGCGGCGGCCCGGTACCCGATTGGCTGACTGACGTAGCGCCGGTGCCAGAGCCGGCACCAGAACCAGAGCAACTTCCGTAATCAGAGGCGGCTTAGGCCGCAGCATCCTGCGAAAGTCTTTTTCACTGAATGAAAGTACATCATGAAGTCAGCACCTCCGAACAAGGTAACTATCGACGGCATCAAGGCCAAGATCACCGGCGAATCATTTATACGCACCGCCAGCGGCAAGACAATGATCTGTGAGCTCACGCTGCGGAACGGCTTTACGGTGCGCGGCGAGTCGAGCTGCGTTGACCTGGCCAACTTCAAGGAAGACCTTGGCCAGCAATATTCCCGCGAGGCTGCGGTCGAGAAAATTTGGGAGCTGGAAGGCTATCTGCTGCAGGAGGACATCTACCGCAGCATGGCGGAGGCCGTAAAGCCCGTATCGATAACCTAACGCTGGCGTGTGCTGGAAATCACGCTAACTTTATGGAGGGCAGCCGATGAAGAAATGACGCCGCCGAGAGGCAGTTTGCGAAATTGCGCAAGTTTGCAAACCCATTGAGCCAATGAAAAACGGCGGACACATGTCCGCCGTTCTGTACAAAATTCAAGCATCACCAGGTACGAAAAAAAGACAAGGCGACCTTCGGAATGCGTCAACATTCCAGCCAGCCACATTGCACGCAAAAGAACTGCATGCTCCGCCAAGGCCCTGCCACCCCGTACGGAGGCGGGCGAATATTAGCACGGAGAAACATCAATGCAGGAGATTCGCTGCGGCAGTTGCAACAAGAAACTAGGCGTCGGTATCTTTACCCGCCTGATAATTAAGTGCCCGCGCTGCGCGGTCATTAATCAATTGAGGGCCATGAGTCCCGCACCAGAACGCCATCGAGCGCCTGCACCGGGAGTCACTCATGACAGCGCCAAAGAAACAACCAGGTAAGAACGGGTTTATCTATCAGCAGCAGTTCGGCATCGTCGTTCACTGCAGAGACGAGAAGCATCAAAAGGCGGTCTTCACCGCGCTGGCCAGCAAGGGCTACAAGCTGAAAGTGGTGACGGTATGAAGATCGCCATCCGTCACCAGTGCGACGACTTCGACAGCTACCGCGCATCACGCGTCAAGTCGCTATTCAACGTCGACAGCGGCGCAAACTTCAATCTTGATATAGATCTGCCGATCGACGCCAACGACTGGCAGATCGGCGTTGTCGTCGGCCCTAGCGGCAGCGGCAAGACCAGCATCGGCTCAGCAATATGGGGCGACGGTGCGATCTACCGGCCGACATGGCCAGCCAACACGCCAGTGATCGAGGCGATCGCGCCTGCAGGCAGTTTTGACGACGTGACGTCCGCGCTTTCATCGGTAGGTCTCGGTAGCGTGCCGACATGGTTGCGGCCGTACGCGGTACTGTCGAACGGCGAACAGTTCCGCGCTAACCTGGCGCGCTTGATCAGCGAGGCACCGGAGCGCGCAGTACTGGACGAATTCACCAGCGTTGTCGACCGTCAGATTGCCCAAGTCGGAGCCGGCGCATTTGCCAAAGCATGGCGACGCGGCAAAGGACAAATTGTCCTGCTGTCCTGCCACTACGACATCCTCGATTGGATCAAGCCGGATTGGGTTCTCGATTCCGGTACCGGCGAGTTTTCTCGGGGGTGGGATCGGCCCAGCCCGCGTATCGACGTCCAGTTGTGGCAGACAGACTGGCGACATTGGCCACGCTTTGAGCCGCATCATTATCTGAAGATGCCAAAGATGATCGCCGCCACCAACTACGTGGCCACGGTCGATGGCCATCTCGTTGGACACGTCGGTGTGTCTACTAGACCCGGAATGATTGAGGCACGCGCATCTCGACTGGTGATCATGCCCGAGTGGCAAGGCGCAGGCGTCGGCATCCGCTTCCTCGACGCGGTGTGCGACCTGTGGGCGCGTGGCGAGAACCGCTACGGCAAACCGATGCGTACGCTGTTTCACACCAGCCATCCGGGCTTGGCGGCCGCGCTCAGGCGAAACCCTCGTTGGACGCAGGTATCAGCCAATCTCGTCGGCGCTGACAAAGTGCGATGCATGAAGTCGATGGCCAAGTCAGCCGAGCGAAGCGGAGCCGGCGCGATCGGCAAGGCCGGCTATGGCGGCCACTTCCGAGCCGTGCAAGGCTTCCGGTACATGGGCGACGGCGATTAA